TTAATAGTTGTGTTACCTGATACACCATCAGCATTGGTAAGTGTAATACCAGAGGATGCTGTAACAGCAAGTGTTCTTTGTGCGTATGTATTTCCAGCAGTCCTTACAACGTATCCTGTGCCACTCATCGCTGCCAAAGCAGTTATATCAGCATCAACATATGTTGTTGTAATTGTTGGAGCAGCACTACCATCTACGGATACAGAACCAGATACAACACCATCAATAGTGAATGTTCTAGCAGTCTTCCATGCGTCAGCAGTGGTTGCGTTACCTAAGAAACCTGCACCTGCACCTGCAGCACTCGCAGCAGTGATTTGATTAGCAGCAAAGTCTCCAGATCCATCACGATTAACAACTGTAGATGCTGTATTAGCACTTGCAGTTGTCATACCATCCAACAAGTCAACGTTTAGATTATTAACTTTAGTAGTTGAAGCGATAGAGAATGGAGCACCACTTGATTTATTAGAAACAATTTGACCATCAACAGTTAAAGCACCATCGATGTTGGCATCATTATCTACATCAAGTGCGGTACCAGCAGCAGTAAGATTTAAACTACCAGCACGAAGAGCACCATCTGTACCAGCAAGAACCTCTGAAGTATTAGTTGCACTTGTTAGGAATGCGAATTGTGAGGAGGATCTATCATATCCGAAGAACCCAATTTTAGCAGAGCCGTCGTAATAACGGAACTCAACACCCCTATCCTTACCATCGTTAGAGCCTGGTGCTGTGTCACCACCCAAAGTAATAACAGGGTCATCGTAAGTTGTGATCGTGCTATTGACTGTAGTTGTTGTTCCATTGACTGTAAGATTCCCCGTAATTGTGAGGTTAGATTCAGCAGTTACATCACCACCAACATCTAATGTTCCACGAATATCAGTATTACCATTGTCAGTATCAACTGTAAATTTATCAGCAGCAGATCCATTTTGAATAGCAAATTCTTTATTATCAGCAGTGATAGTAACATTATCATGAGTTACTAAAGCACCAGATATATCTGCACTACTATTAAGATCTAAAGCACCAGTTAATTCAGTTCCACCATAAACTCTTAATCCTTCACCAATAGCAACATTCTTACCAATAGCAGCACCACCAGTTAATTGGAATGCACCATCAGCAGCATAAGAACCAGTTAGAGTTTGCTGAGTGTTTCTTGTAAATGTAACAACATTGGAAACACCTAATGTGTCATTAATCTGTGTGGCATCACCAATAGTAACAGTACCAATGATGTTTGTATTACCATTATCAGTATCGATACTAAACTTAGTTGTACCAGAACCATTGTTAATATTAACTACTTCATTATCACTTTGAATGATTAGAGAATCATTAATAGTTGTTTGACCTGCAACAACTAGAGTTCCGTCAGTTGCTATATTACCTGAGGAAGATGCGATTGTTGCTTTATCTGTTGTACCAGATCTAACTGCAAAATCTGCATCTACATCTACAGTTCCATTGAACTCTGAATTATTTGTAACTACCAGTGTGCCACCAAGAGTTGTATTGTTATCAACGTTAAGAGTTGAATTTAACTCAGTGTGACCATCAGCAGTTAGAGTTCCTTCAATATTAGTATTACCTGATGCTGAAGCAACGAAGAACTTATCAGTGGAACCTGATCTGACTGCAAAGTCATTATCAATATCGGTAACACCCTCAATATTAACAGTACCTTGAATTACTGTATTACCATTGTCTGTGTCAACTGTAAACTTATCAGTACCAGAACCATTCTGAATAGCAAACTCTTCATTAGCAGCATCAATGATAAGTGAATCATTAATAGTTGTTTGACCTGCAACAACTAAAGTACCTGAAGTGTTAACGTTACCAGAAGGACCATCAACACTAAACTTAACTGTGTCTCCAGAGTTTTTCTTACCAACAAATAAACCTTGTCCTACTCCAGTAGCACCAACGTGTAGTGTTGTATTAATACCAGCACCACCATAACATCTGAAGTTAGATGTGTTATGGTTTGAATAACTTGGAGTGTATACACCAACAGAACCAGTACGTAGTTTGTATCTGACTGATAGGTAGTTCCTTAAACCGTAGTTCTCAGTTGCGTCTTCTTGCTGGTTAAAGTCACCGTTAAGATACAGATCACCGTTGAACAATACATTCTTATCAAAGTATGCACCACCATCTACTCTTAATGCACCGTAGTCACTATTCTGAATTGTATGTGGAGCACCAGATACAATATCAGGATTGTCTGTGGACTCAAAATAAACCAGACCACCTACATTTAAATTAGCAGCAGCATCAATATTGCCAGTTTGAGTTAATACACCACCAATGTCAACATTACCTGTTGTGGTATGAAGTGTAGTCTTAGTAGTTCCTGAACCATTCTTAAGTTCTAAAGTCTTAGAAGCACCTTGGAATACAATATTATCATCAAATCTACTTGTAGAATTAGCACGGAATGTACCGTCTACATCTAATAGTCCACCAATATTAACATCATCTCCAATACCAACACCACCAGCAACTACCAAGTCTCCAGTAGTATTAGATGTTGAGTTAGTATTAGTTGTTAGTTTTAAGTTACCAGCGATGATCCCTGCATCTGTTCCAGAGAATACTTCGGAGGTATTTGTGGCATCGTAGATGAATGAGAACGCTCCAGTATGGCCTCCAAGATCAGCGGCCGAATCGTCGTAACCAAAGAATCCAACTCTTGCTTGTGAGTCGTAATATCTGAATTCAACTCCTCTATCCTTGTTGTCATCTGAACCTGGAGCAGTATCACCACCAAGAGTGATAATAGGATCATCCAACGTAGTAATCGTTGAATTAATTGTTGTAGTCGTTCCATCAACTTGCAGATCCCCCATTATCTGAACTTTACCAGCCACTGCTCTATCATCACCAGGATCCAAGATCATGGTAGCAGCAGAGGAAGCAATATAATCCCCTTGGAAGTACATTGCTTCTACTTGTACTTTACCAGCAGCATCTGATGCTGTAATAGCAACTGTATTCTCTGCAGTTACAACAACACCACTAGTACCAGTACCAGCATTAGTTGCTAAAATACTTAATGTTCTAGCAGAAGATGAGTCCTGTGTAGTCTGGAATGTTAGATTACCATCTCCAGTCTTATCTAGAGTTTGTGCAACCCCTCCGTCGAAGGTAATGTCTGCATCACTAAAATAAAGTCTTGCGTTAATATCAACTTCTCCAGCACCACCATCACCCGTATTATTTGCCCCAAACAGTAGATTACCGCTTGTATCATTAACTTTAACATAATTTAATTTATTTAAACCTCTATATCCCGTAGTCGCAGTTAGTTCTTGATCTAGATCAAAATGCTCTACAGCATTTCCATCAGCAAAGGATATTCTACTATTTTGTAATTGTGGATTATCTACACCTGCTGTAGCAATACTAACGTGACCAGATGCTACATCAAAATCCTCCTGTGCGAAAGATGCAAGACCCTTCTGTTCTGTACTCTCGGCAGCGAGGTATCTCCACCCGCCAGCATCACTAGTATCATTATGAGTAGGAGCACCTTGGCCTGCAGCAATTCCAGTAATTGCTTGATATACCTTAGAGGCATTTTTAATGATATCATACCTTACGTATGTCGTACCTGCTGCATAATCTAGGGCAGTTGTTCCTTCAACTGCTGTAGCGATAGGCACAGTTGTAGCACTTGTTAGACGACCCCTGTCGTCAACTGAGAATTTTGTAGCATTAACTGTCTCTGAACCTGCTACAGATGTCAGGGATTCTGTATTATAGTCGCCAGCAGTAACTGTAGTAGTTGCAAGATCTAAAGTGGGATTACCAGCAAGACCCCCACCATTGTTTACATTAATTTTACCAGCAGTTCCCGTAATTGTACGGGTTGCCATTGTGTTTGAAGCAGTTCTAGAAATAAAACCTGTAGTAGTAAGACCTGCTAGAGCAACTAAATCTAAATCATATGCTTGTGCAGATGAACCTTCTACAGTTCCATTTAAATTATAATCAGCAAGAGTTGTTGGGTTTGAAGCATTCGTAACTCTACCTTTAGCGTCAACAGTAACTTTTGTATATGTTCCAGTACTAGTTTCCGTATTATCGTGGTGAGGTAAACTAGATAATAGATCTAAAGTTGCTGAAATAGAAATATTTTCAGATCCATCAAAAATTTGAGAACCACCAACATCACCAATTAACTGTATCTGTCTAGAACTTGCTAATCTAGATGATGTTGAAGCATTACCGATGAGTGTAGCGGTAATGGTTGCAGCAGAAAAATTACCGTCATTATCTCTTTGTACTAGAGTGTTTGCCGTGTTTGAGGTTGACTCGATTGGGCGTTCATATCTAAGGGTATTCCATGGGGTGACACCATCACCTATCTTAAAACGACCTGTATCAAGTTCGATACCAAGTTCGCCTTGAGCGAGGATAGGGTTAGAGTTTTGCCATTCTTGCCCATTACCACGTCTTAATTGAATTCTATTTGCCATTTTTTACGACAACTCTATGAGAACATGCTTCCAAGTTATTTATGCCATTAAAAAAGGAGACTGGTGTCTCCTCTTTATTTTACATCGAAAAAGAATGTTTGTGTTAATCTACTTGTTTCTAGAGTGTCTCCAAAACCAGGCAGAATACTACTATGATACAACTCTTTGCCACGATATAGAACCAGTCTGTTGTAAACATTTCCTGCACCCATATCTATAATTGGACTATGATCTAAATGTTTAGGAAGATTATCACCTAGTGGAGCATGTGAAGTATCTTTAACAATGCCGTCAAGGTCTATTCTATGGTCAATATTAGGACCCAAATAGACAGCAGTTCCAGAATCATGGCAAGCATCGGGAGTCAGATATAATACTCCTGCCCACTCTCCTTGATCTTCTTCTGGACTATCAACATGAATCCAAGTGTTTGTTCCTGCTTGGCATGATTGAAACTGAAAACTAGCCTGTGTCCAATCCCATACTATCTCTCCTCCGAGAATAGTCTTTAGTTTGGTCTCTACCTCTGTCTGTAGATCACCAACCAAAGATGAAGATGTTCTGACACCTGGCACAGATTCTTGAATCAAATCAAAATCTAAGGATAAGGCATCAAGCCTTACCCTGTCGGGATCATCTAAAAAATTATCTATTATAATAAAATTACGATCCATTCTTTTTATGTTGTAAGGTTATCAATCTCTGCGGATTCACTTGCTACATCATCAGCAGGAATATCTGGAGTAGGAACTCCAGTTGGAGGATTATCCTGATAATATTCTAATGCCTCAATAGCACCTTGTAGTTTCAAAGCAACTACTTCATTTTGTTTAATTTTTTCTGACAACTGCTTATTTTCTTCAATTGCCGCATTAAAACGCTCCCTAAACTGTTGGAGCATCGTTTCTTGGGACACCTTTTCTACAGGTGCGGTTGCATCATCTGTCATTTTTTGTCTTGGACTAACGTTAGTAAAAGTGATTTAATCTCACTCATTTCTGATTTTAACTCAGAAACTTCATTTTGTAAAGCTCGCTTATCCGCTGCTTCTTTTTGCCTCTTATTGTAAGATGCCATATATTTATCATATTCATCAGGGTTATCTTTTACGATAGCAGTAGAGGTTACATCCCTGTAAAGACCATCATTTCCTTCCACGGGAACCAACTCTGGCAAATCATCTTTAATCGAAGTCATGAATATTCTCTGATCCTCCTATAGAAAAGGGGTTATATTTTGATGTAGCAATCCTATACATCTTCTCATGCATAGTAACTACTTCTTCAGCAGGTTTCTCATGGTCTGGTGTTGACTTATGACGTGAAGCATAAGTATCAGTTTCAAACCAATCATCTGCTATTTCTTCTTCAGGTCTTGGGTTTTCTTCTAATTCAAGCATTTTTTCAGGGGGTGCATATCTATTAGTGCCATTAGCAATTGGCATAGAATCATGTGGATGTGGTTTATTATCCTCTATCATTAAGTTGCAAGTGCGATAGCACGAAGGTCAGCGATTAACGGAACCCTTGCTTGATTAGAAGATCTCAATACAATCTTAAGTTGGAATGCATTAAAGTTTAAACCACTTACTTCGTAGTAATAATCCTTCCAAAGAATTTCTTCACTAGGAGAATCATCATACTGAAGAGGTTTATCCATTTGTGTCCAACCGATAGAATCGATATCATCACCAGTTCCAGTGCTAAATGCTCTGTAGTAAATTCTAACATCTGCCTCTGGTGGACGAGACATTTGGAAATCAACTCTAATTGATCTAGACTCTCTAATTAAACGAGCAAGTCTTGTAATATATACACAATCATTTTGATCACCCAATGGGAGAAGAGAAACATCTTGTGTGGTATCAATTGCACTTTGCTGACCATATGGAGAAGAACCACCTGGCCACACATTGACTCTATTAGATGTTGTGATCAACGAACATCTATCTAAGTCAACAACAGGAGAAAGTGATGATTTTGTAGTAGACAAATCAATGAGCATAGTCAATGATTTTTGACCATCTAATTTAGCATTCTCATTAACTTCCGAACAAACCATCTTAGGATTAGGGAAGAAATTAAGATCATTTAATGTTATTGCTTCATAACTACCATCATTAACAAATGATGATTGATCAACAACAGAACTTCCATTACCAATAGATGTTGCTGTAGTTGTATTAATTCTAGCAGTAATATCTGTTTCAGGTAAATTCATTACAGAAATAGTAGGCGTTAGAGTTTCAAACTGTGTATTCTGAGAAGCGTAAATTTGATTTCCACCTGCACGAATACCATTGTTTGCTACACCATTAAGATGAAGCATATAAGTATCCAACCAAGGACAAGATATACTTGTATGAGTCTTATTAATATCGATTAGAGGAATACCATCAAGACTATAACATTCAACAATTGCTCCAGATGCATGTGTTGTATCAGTAGTTCCGTTAGTACCCCTACCAGATGTAGCAACAGTAATGGTTTTACCATCACTAGAAATATCATTGTATGTTATAATTTCATCATTAATCTTAACGTATCCTGGATTTGCATTACTAATCGCAGCACCATTTACAACTTGATGGAATAAACTTGCGTTCTCCACAGTGATTGATGTTGCCGCTGCTGCTAATGCACTTGTTAAGGATGTATTAGCAATTTCAGAAATCGCACCTTCAACTTTAACATTATTTGTACGTTGATGCATACCATGATTTCTATGATAGACAAGAATTTCTTTCTCATCACTTGCATAGGTAGGTGCAGTAGAAAGATATGCACCGTAAGAATCACCACTTTCAGTAGAAGAAGTTACAGTTGCAGACCAACCACCAGCCTCATTTATAGTTTCGGTATTAGTAAATGCACCAGTAATATAATGAAGTACCAATGCATTAGATCCATTCCAAGTCCTAACAATACCAACAGATCCAGATGTCGCACCAGTAACAGTATCACCAACAGCAAGAGTTCCAGATGCACTACCAACAACCTGAGTTGCAACTGCTTCAGAAGATCTTAGAAGGAAAGTAGTAGACGTTCCTTGTAACCAATTACCAGATGCATCAGTTACTGTAATAGTATCTGCAGCAGAGTTAGATGTTGTAGAAGAAACTACAGTTGCTGCAGCATTTGAAGTAAGTTGTAATATACGAGCACCAATACTAAATGTGTATTGAGTGTTGGTAGGACCAGCAGTAAGGACAAGTTTTGGTTTGATAGTCTGAATTGGATTATCGATTAACCTGTGTATACCACCATTACCTTTACCTTGTGGTGTGTTGTTAAGAGCAACAGTTCCAGATGTCTCAGTAAAGTTTGCACGATATACAGTGAACTTCAAATCTTCATATTGATCAGCAGTCCATGTAGATGCGTTTTGTGATTTGAATAAAACACCAGCATAGGGTTGTTCAGAGATTGTTCTATTACCACTGATATCAATGTCACCCATTCTAGAAATCCAGACCTTATATTCATTAGAGTCTGACAGAAGAACAAAACAATATTCAACAGAAGACTTAATGTATACAGGTGCTTTGAATGTAAACTTAGTTGCAACAGCAGCACTTTCTGAAATTTCTACCTGATCAGGTGTTATAGTAGTATCAGAGAAAGGAAGAATTGTCTTTGTAGGATAACCATTTTCCATAGTTCTGATCTGCATCGAGATCGGAATATTATCATCTTTCGTGTTAAAGAAGAGTTCAACACCTGAAAGGAATGTACCACCTTCTTCCTCAACAATAAATGATTGAGCAAGAGGGTCATACCAACCAATCTGACGTGTTTCAGTTCTAGTTGTGTTTACAACTCTATCTTCAGAAACAGTATCTCTAACAAGTTCAGCATTACGAATTGCAAGAATATTTTCTTGAACAGTTTGTAATGTACCAGTTGCTGCATATGTAGTATCAGCAGATGAATCTACTGCACCAATTGCTTTACTATTTGAATCGGATGTTGTAAATCTAAATGCACGAGTACCTGTTGCCCAACGTGGGTTAGCATCGTTCTTAGGAGAAGGAACAAAGAATGTACCTTGTAGGTTACCAACATTATCAGTTAGAAGACGACGATCCTGAACAACTGCTCTAGCACCAGAAGTCTGACCAACTAAAATTTCTCCAACTTGCATATTACCAAAGTAATCTGGAGATACAGTTTCTGATATAGCAGTTATATCATGGTTTAGAAGTGCTGTTTGAGAAGCATATGATGTAGGAAGAGTTTCTGTGCCTTTACCATAAGGATTTGTCTTATATCCATCATCAGGAGCAATAACTTTCAACTGACAACCTGAAGTCTCTCCAAGTACAGTTTCACCAACAACAAATGGAGTTTCATTTGTTCTAGAATCAGTTGCAGAGTTCTTAATAAGTTCAATTACTTTAGGAGTAAGGTAAGTAGTTACATTAACACCATCAAAGAATGCATACATTCTAGTACGTGGTTTCATTCTATCAACATTAAAACCAATATTACGAGATCTAATCCAAGGAATAGCACTTCTAGAAAGAACACTATCTCCTAAAGATCTACGCTCAATCTTAGGAACAACTCTGGTACGAATACCCTGACGTGCTTGATTGTTTACAACACGGAATGTACGACGTTCATGTAGATAGAATAGACCTTGACGACGCTGACCGTGACCTGCACGACCTAACTGACGACCAACACCATATGTACCAGATGTACCTCTTTGTTGTGATGAAGATTGTAATGTTTCACCAGTCCAGTTAGTCTGCCATGAACCCCACTGAACAGGTGCAAAACCATTTTGATCAACACCCATATCTTGAGAAACAGTTGAGAAGTCTCCTTCAATATTTTCAACACGAGCAGGAACACGTTCGATATCAATCCAATCATCAGATGCAGGTGTTAAGTCAATACGACCAATGAAAGTAAACACGTTGAATGGGTTAACATTCTCAGTTCTAGATGCATAGGGTTGAGTGATAAGTGCAACATCTTCATAAGGTAACATTAAAACATTACCATCAGTCTTCACAATATTTGTGGAATCTGTTGCATTATACTGAAGTCCTATGTTTGTTGTGTAATGTTGTGGACGTAGTTGACCCTCTCTAAAGTCAAGAGAACACTTGTAATCTGGATGTAGAACATCACCAGTTGTATGATCTGTAAAATCATCTACAACATAACCGTTCTTCAGACGATCAAATCCATTTTCATCATAAGTCTTAGTGTTTTCTGCTTGAGATTCAAGCATTGAAAGTGAAGTATAGTATTCAACATGGGTAAGTCTTTGCTCAAGATCACCAATATCTTTCATCGTATATCGTCTGATAACTTCTGTAGTAATCAGAACGTCTCTTTCTGGATCAAATACATATGGTTTGTACTCAATAGATGCTAAAAGCATAGCATTTTCAACCCTTGGAGGTGGGATGAGGTAATAACCAGATACACCTTTGCTTATAATTAGTTTACCATCATGTGAAAGATATAGTTTATCAATTCTTGGAAGATACCATGCATAGTCTGCTCTAAACGAAGAATTGACCTTCATAATATCAAAGATGGTCGAACCATTAGTACCACCAGTAGTATCAAATACTCTAGAAACAAAATCAAAAGTACTACAATTAACGTAATAAGGAGCACTTATAGTTCCAGAACCATTTCTCAATTCTTTAACAGCAGGACGGATGTCAATTTGATCTCTAATATACTTAATAGAACCATCCATCTTGTAGTTAGGAATCTCTTTATAAAGAATACCACTATAAGATTGTGCTGAGAAATAATCACCAGATGCTTCATGGGCGAAGAAGTCAAAAATTACAAGTAACCTTCTTGTAGGTGCTACAGTAGAAGGAAGACGAATTAGTTTTGATACATCATAGAAGTTTGTTTTTTGACCCGCTTCAAGAGAAAACTGATCAGTAATAACTTTACTTCCTGCAAAAATAGAACCCTCAGTATCATCAATAATACCACTGATAACATCTCCAGCAGTATTTTCACCAGTAATTGTTTCTCCTGTAATGAATGGAATATCATTAAGACCAACATAATATAGTTTTAAATCTGCGTTAGAGAATGAAATAACTCGACCTCTAGCACCAGAAGTTTTACCAATCATTAATGTGCTTGCAGCAAAGAATACTGATTCAGTAAGAACAACATATGGTGCAGATGCATCATTATCATCATATGATTCGTATATTGCATGAATATTATAAACATCATTAACACCAAACGAAATATCTAAATCTTCAACTCTAGTTCCATAAAGAGTACTGTAAGTAAGACCTGTTGGTTGTGTATCTACATCTTGGTCAGTTTTAATGACTTTCAATGTCCTCATCTTAGCAGCAGTCTTGATCTTTTTAGCAACAGTATTCTTAGAGACTAATGCTGTAAGAGTTATTGTAGCAATACCAGTAAGACCACTAATTGAGAAAGACTGATTATCAGAACCAAAAGATGTTGATAATACACCAGCATCTACCTGTGCGTCAATATCTACATTCTCCCCATCAGTAAATACTGAAGAAGTTCCCTTATCAATAATTGTAAGAATATAATTATCACCAGATAATGCACCAAATGCTTCAGTCTCAGGAAGAGTAAATGTAATAGAACCTGAGGTTACAGTCTTGGATGCAAAGTTTCTAAAGACAAAGAATGATTCATCATCCAAAGACTTCATCGTATCTTCTGGAAGGTCAAAAGAAAGTTCCCCATTCTGATAATCTTTCTGGAAGATGAACGGACGTAATCTAACTAATTCGCTATATTGACCAGCAGCAACTGTACCAACCTTCAAAGTATTATCAATTCTAGTAGTTTGATCACTATAATCGAAGACTGCATCTCCCGCTAAAACTGTAGACTTTCTATTCACAGAAGTTGTTGCAATAGCAGTAGGATCAACTCTCTTAACACGAAGAGTATTTGTACCTTCCAAATTAGAAAGTGTTGGGGTGACTACATCACCTGGTCTCAAATCCTTTTCAAATCTTGTACGGAAACCAGTAATATCTTCACGACCAACACTAGCAACATCAAATGTTAATACTGCTGCACCACCAGCTCCAAGTTGAGCATCGGCAACAGTAACAGTTTCATCGATAACATATCCAGAACCAGCAGCAGTAACAGTAACAGTAGCAGCACCACTTCCATTAACTACGATCTGGAAGGTAGCACCAGATCCAGATCCATCAGTAGATACACCAGTAGTAGAAACATTATAAGTTCCTGCACTTCTAGAACCATCAGCAGCACTAATAGTATCAATAGTTAAAATATCACCAGTTGTCTCATCGATATTTACTGTAGAAGATTCAATAGGACGAGAATCGTTAAGAATCCAGTTTGCACCAAACCTAACAGCACTAGAACCATCAAGACCGAAAGAAGATCTAACATCACTTAATTGATAACTATGTGCTGCCTCTAAGGTTCCAGAATCTCTATTATTAACAGACAAAATTTCACCATTGGTGAATTCACCACTTACATGCTCAATATAAATGTAATGTGTATTATTTCCAGTATCTGCAACATAACCTGTTGCACCAGAAGTTTTACCAATAATCTTAGTACCTGCAGTATAAGTTACTGGATTTGAAATATTCAGAACTGTAAACATCTGAACATCAAAGAACCAAAGATCGTAAACACCACCATTAATAGATGGTTCGATTCCAAATGGTGATGTTGCAGCTAAAGCACTGCTAGATTTTTGTAACTGAACTACTCTACATCTACCAATTCTATTAGCACCTGACTTTACAGAAGACGTTGCATTTGGTGCCCAATCATCATAAAGATTTAGAGTTTGATATGCATCACTAACACCATCTCCAGATATTTCTGGCCAACCATGAACATCATAGACTTTTACAAAATTACCAAGATTAAAATTGATAATACCATTTTCACGAGTTTCAAAATCTCTTGGTTTATCCACATCAAGATATCGTGGACTGATAAAGTTAGTTCTGTATCCTCTAATATATGCTTTACCAGGAGAAACCTCAATTGCTAATTTCTCATCATTAGCAGGATTACCTTGATCGGAGTCTTGTCCTTTAACATAAACACCATTATTAAATCCATCATTAAGATGCTCTCGCATCGTAACGTTAAATGTATCAATTACATAATCACCAGACTCTTCATAAGTTCTACGAGCCAGTGATTTTTCTAACTCACTATATTCAGTTCTCTCTACAAAATTTTCTACTCTACTATTGTTAATTCTTAAAAGTTCAATGAAGTCTTTATCTGCTTCATCAGTAATTAATCGTTTTACAAACTGTGTTTGAATTTTAAATCTATGAGCACCAGGTGCAGAATAATTTGAAGTTCCTGCAGCATTATCATTGAGAGATTCATCATCTTCAGGAGTAACAATAGATTCTAAAATCTCAAGACCTACTCTGTAAGATGGATTACTACCATACTGATCAAGAATCAAATACTTATCTGTTACATTTACAAAATGACCTCTAATATAATAAACACCTTCACTAATATATGCAGTAGAACCTACAGCAGTAGCGTTAACAGGAAGAAGTTGTGCAAAAGGAGTTCCAATTTCAATCAGAGTAGAACCAAATGTAATTTCTTTATCTGTAATTAACTGCTCATTAATTTGGAATGTTTTTAAACCAGTATCGGATGTTGTATCACCAGAATCGATGTACTTAACATATAATGTAATGTAACCTCTTTCTGATTCAGAGGCAGAAATACTATATAAAACCTTTGCTTTAACGCCTGTAGTCAGACCTTCAATAATAGTTCCATTTATTTGAGTTCTATAAGTTTCAACATCACTACCCAAGAAAGATTCTTGAACAAGGACTGCCTGTACATCCAAATCATAACCTACTTGACCTGGAATAACCATTGCACCATCTTTAAATAGGTGCGTTCCAACAGACTCTACCTGATTCTGCAGAACACTCTGCATTGTACTGAGTTCTCTTGCCTGAATAGGGAATCCAGGACGGAACAGCACCCGATAAAAATTCTTATCCTTATCGAAGTCGTCGTAATACGGTGTTACGTTTAGATTAGTATTTTGTGCCATTAGAGTTAGAACTCGATTACGATTTTAATGTCTTCTACTTGGTCGTTTGCACGACTGATTGCTCTCCTATTATCTATATAAACAACCTGACCGCTATTTGGTTCAATTTCTGCTTTTGCATATCCACTAGTAAATCTCATACCCAAATCATACTCTGTATTGTTAATAGTTCTTGAAGAAGAATTAGGAACAGCAGGAAAGTTTACGTCTGGTTGACCAGATGCACCTGAAGTTGCTCCACTTATAACGTTAGATCCATCAAACTCATTCTGTGTACCAGTAACTTCAGGGAAGATACCATCAACTGAGTTCTGATAGTATTTCAAAACTTTAGTTGTTGCATTCCAAGAAATAACTCTTGCTCTTGCAGTAATATTAGTACCTCCTACAACTCTAGTTTGAGTTATAATTTCATCAGGAACATAATTACCTTGGAAAGTTGGAGAGAAAATAACTGCTTTTGTAGCAGAAACTGTCAAATCTGCAAGAAGTTCTGATGTACCAAACTTGAGTGGATTTGTTACCAATCCAATACGACGATAATCGTTATCAATAGGGAAGTCACCTGCACCCTCATCATATGAGAGTTTAGCATTAATCATTACACGGAAACCACCTAGTTCAATACTAGAATCAAATCCATGTCCATCTGGAGGTGGAATAACAACATCAACTTCTCCACTAGTACCTGTACCAATACCAGTAATAGAAGTAATACTGATTTGACCAAATGTATATCCTGTACCACCAGATGTTACAGTAGCAGAAGTAACCTTACCACCGTCAACAACGATAGACACACGACCTCCAGTACCATCACCATTAATAGCAACGTTATCATAAGTTCCGTTATTATATCCAGAACCAGCAGCGTTTATAACAACAGTATCGATCTCTCCACTAACAGCATTAGTTTGTACCGCAGTATTGGTAAAAACTGGCATGTAGTCATTAGAGAAGAATTTAAGAACTGAAGCAACAGGGATTGTATACATGTACTTCCAACGATAACCATCACCAGTTGTGATGATGGAAGTCGAAGTACCAGTAGGTTCAACAGTAGAGGGTTTTCCGTTAGGATCGCTAGGAGAAGTACCGTTATAGATGCACTTATATACTTGATATTGTGAATTCACAACAAAAAAGTCTGCATCATATAGTTTTGTAGCACCAGAGGAAGCAGTTTTAGTTGGAGAATAATTATGACGATACATGTCATAAGTAAAACCCAAACCACCCGTAGTTTCTTCTGGAGAAACCCAGTCAATTCTACGAACAACCTGAACAGTATCTGCAGCAAGAACTCTCTTAAGAGAGATCATATCATCATATGAGTTAGAAAACTCTGAAAATGAATCCACTGCCTGTGGTGGTGCGTTCTCATTGTCCCAAGGTTGGGATCTTCCAATAAAAACATAAAGTCTATCTCGATTGACACCAGCTGCAGAATCGCTCTGAGTTGCATCTGGTCCTTCAAGTGCTTTGATGAATTTCCTCGCTGAAAAAATTCTAAATTGATCAGTTAATAGGGCTGCCATGTCCTAGGTACTATTGTCCTCTTGTTTATTTATGCCTATTTGGAACGAACAGTTGATAAATACTCAATGCTCTTAATTCTATACTGTGCTCCGTTATTTCCAGAGACCTTTTCACCACCCATAATTGCATATCCAACAGCACCAGAACCTGTGGTATCTCCACCAGCATTAGTGAATGTAATTGTTGGGTGTATATTATATGAGTTGTCTACACTCTGCACATAACCATACCCACCATTTGTAAGGGTAATTCCTCCAACTTGGTCGTCAGCAACTGTCATAGTAACTGTTCCTGTTGCTCTAATATCGCCAATATCTTCAAATGCCACTGTTGGTATTGCGGAATAGTTTGTTCCTGCATTTTGAATTACAACATCAACAATCGTGCTATTCTCAGCAAATTTATATAGATATCCAGCTTCTCCAACATTAACATCACCAGTGTTGAATGCAGTGACATCCTTTAACTGAAGAACTTTATTTGATGAATCCCAAGAAACTACTGTTCCTCTAACACTAGATGTATCTCCAGTAACAACTTCATTAACACTAAAGTTTTGACCATTACCATCCAAAGCATCTAAAGTTATATTAACAAGAGCATTGTGCTCTCTTCCTTCACTAAGTCCACCTGCTATGGCAATATTTGCATATCTAAATGGTACATTAGCATCTTTGACGCTATCACCAACTTGTAATAATGTAGTATTTGTTCCACCTTGCGTTTCTTCAATACCATAAAGAGAATTGTAAATACCACCATCCAAACTAAGTTGGTTCTCATACTCAGTTGATGTATTGACTAGATCAGGTATACCATCACCATCACCAGAATTTTCTACAATATCTTGGAATTCTTTATCCTGAAGAGATGAAATTGGGTTTGTAAGAGTTATAATTGTAGATCCTGATACAGTAAGAACAACATGTGGAGAATCATTAGCACCAGCACTACCAGCAACACCAGCATCGAATTGAACTGTAGCTTCTTCACTAGATGGAATACCACCATCAATAAATGCTAATTCGTCAATTTCAAATGTTAGTAATAGTTCTCTAGTGCTGGTATTCCAATCATAAACTTTAGCAATTTTATTACTAGCACTTTCAACTCTACGAATTACTCGATCACCAATATTGAATTTGTATGTAGAAATACCATTGTTATCATTTTGTCCATCATCAAGAATAACTCTTTGGTCATAATTAAAGTTTACACCTCTAGTAATACCAGCAAATTTTTCATCTGTTTTACTAGTATATGCAATAGTTTCATAGTCTAAAATAAATTCACCAGATCCAGGAAAAGCACCAGTATTTGATACATAAATTTCACTAGCAGATGTAGTTACATCTTTAGTAAGACCAGTCAAGTAAATATTTTTAGCATTATTTGCCTGACGAGCTCTAGTCTTACGTTTAAGATTTACCAGTCTCGTAAATATTACATTTGGTGGATTACTATAACCCTCACCTTGATCAGTTACAGTAATGCCTGTAATCTGTCCCTGATCGATTGTAGCAACTGCTTTTGCACCTATACCTCCACCACCAGATATAAGAATATATGGAGGTTCCTGATAGAATTCTCCAGGATCTGCAATAGCAATTGAAGTAACCTTTCCAGTAGTATTGATTTTTGCAGATCCTTGAGCGTCCTGACCTCCTCCTCCTTCAAAAACCATGGTGGGAGCACTACTATAACTTCTACCAGCACCTAATAATGTTAAACCTGTAACTGTCTGTACTGTAGATGTTCCAGTAGCACCACTTCCTTCACCACCTAAAATTCTTGCTTTTGTAGTATTATAATAATTATCACCATTCTTATTCATCTTAACATAGGCAATTGCACCATTCTCATCAAGCACAACATCTCCAGCAGCACCATCAGGAAAATCTGATACGATTTCTGGAACAATATTTCCTTCAAATAATGGTGTACCGTAAAATTTACGTCCAATAACATATGGATAAACAGGATTTCCACTGCCATCCTCTGTCATAAAATATGCATATGTACCATTTGGATAATCTGGAGTTACCGCAAACTTTCCATTAAATTCATCAAGAGTTCCAACACCAGAATCGTAAATATAATCTTGTACCAAATCACCTAAAAGATAACCACTTTGAACAGTTCTCAATCCCAGACCACTAGTTTGATATCCAAAAATATATAAAGCATCAGGTGCTGTTGCTGGAACAACAATTTGAATTCTTCTTTGGGTTGCTGCGTTAAATCCAGCAATATATGCAGCATAAGTTACTGTAGAACCATCTAGTGTATATGTGACACCTAATTCATACAAATATGAAGTGGTTCCAATACTATTAGAAGGATGCCATCCACCATCAGTTTCTGAAAATAGTAAAAACTCACCATTATTAGAAGCATCATCCTGATTGAAAATAAAAGTTTTTCCTCTACCTAAAGATAAGAAATTAGGTCTAGAACCACCAAATAAAAATTCTCCATTAGAAACTGTTACAGTATAGTTAGTTGTACCAGTCGTATTTACAGCAGGTCTTGCACCAGGAAGTTCTGTAGTAGTTCTTAATCGATGTGAAGATACTTGCCGTATAGCAGTACCACTGGAATTATATCCCCAAGGACCATAAATTGGATATCCATCATAGGACATACCAAGAATTTTAGAGTGTCCATCACTCTGACGACTATAATCTAAAGTTCCACCAGATCCAAAATGATTTTCAATATAATAATCATTATCTGGATGTTCATCTTCAATTTCATCACTTAAAACCATATATCCTTCATCTCCCTCATACCCAGACATATATTTGTGATTCTTACAGTAATAATAAATTCTACTATTTTCATCATCATTCATTATGAATAAAGGTTTAAACTCATTTTCATAATCTGTAGCTGGTGCTGAAGATGCTCCAGTACTTGTATAATAAAGAGTTCCTGGAGTATCATTATGTACACCGTCCTGAGTTGTACTAAAATGCATTGGATGTTGCATTCCACCTGCATTATTTGATGGATCAGTTTGATTCCAAATAATCAAATAATTTCTCTGAACCTTAATATTTTCAGGAGAGAAGTAATATTGTCCAGGAGTAAAGTTACCAAATTCATGAGCATCTGCACCAAAATCAATATAGAAAATGCCATTAGGGAATGTAATAGGATCATCAGATATTTTGAATGAAAATCCTGTAGAACCTAAACATAAGTCATTCTTAGAGAAAGAAGACCCAGTAAGTTGTCTTAAATAAATTCTAGTTACAATATTACTACCATCTCTCACTACCTTAGAAATTTCTCCAGAGGCATTACCACCAATTTCATCAATAGTTCTACCTACAGCAACTGTTCCGAGTGTTTCATCAACATTTGAAACATCAAGAGCAATATTATCCATCTCAACCTTTATATTCCACTCAAATTGTTCGAATTTTCCCCATTCAAAAACACCATTTGTAAGTTTAAATTCATCAATAGTTTTATTTGATTGATAATATCTTACATTTCCTTCAGTTACCGTATCATAAACACTATTACTTTTAACATAATCATACTTTACCGAATCGATGGCAAAGTTAGTTGGTGCATTTCCTGTGGTTCCCCATTCTGGTGTATGTAAAAGACCACCATTGGCAAGAATGCCAAGTACTTTGTTATTTTGTTCTGTCCTAACAGTAGGATGAGGTACATCTTTACCTCCTCTATAGATAAATGTTTGATCAAAACTTCTATCAATTAATGGTCCACCACCAGGTGCTGCTTCTTCCAGAATGTAAGTGGGTTTAGGGTGATTATCAGATTGTATACGAAGTCTATCTGTATCTACACTAAAGGTTCCTGAAATTAAAGAGTTTGGATGATCTTGCCAAATTCTATTAATATCAAAAGAATTTATAACATTTGGAGTTTCTTGTTCTGGGAAAAACTGTAATCTTAGAGGATCATAACCTCGACCTCTTTCAAGAACTCTTACATGAATAATTTGTCCAGAGTCTTCATCAATAATAGGATACAATAATGCAGCTGTATCTGGTGTTCCACAACCAGATATAGTTAATCGTGGTGGATTTGATGAATCATATCCCGATCCACCGTCTAATACTCGTATTGCACGTACCCCAAAATTCTCATCAAAAATTGGTTTGATGGAGGCACCTGTACCTGGAACAGTTCTAGTCATTTATATTAGTTTAATATATTGATAGTGCCGTTCATAAGAGAATGAACAGTGCATTGATAATAAAGAACGTTTGGAGAATTCATAGGAACAGTCCAATAAAGAATACTAGTTCCACTACCAGATTGACCAGCTGTATACGGAGTACCACTCAATCCTTGAGTACTTTGAATTCTAAATGGGTGGTTAGTACCAGTTAGGTTGTCAAATGCGTATGTCATGCCTCGCATAACATACAATGTTGGATCTTCTGTAGCTCCAGCAAATCCAGGACCGTCAAATGTATAGTGACTAGCACCACTAGCACCCAATTCCCACCAAGTCATAGGACTGCGAGTTACAACCCAGTCAGTTCCATTCCAATATAAAGAATCTCCCTTAGTAATAGAAGGTACATCAGTATCAGTTAATGCAGCAAGAGTTGTAGTTAAATTGCCATTAAACGCAACTGTAATTGTATCACCAGTAATAGAAGTTACAATATCAGTTCCACCAGCTATAGTAAGTGTGTCTGTAGTGGAGTTGGCAGTTGTAGATCCAGTATCACCAGCAACCGAAGCAAATAAATTTTGTAAACTCGCACCAGCAGCATCATCACCAGGAATAAACTTACTTCCACTAGCACTCCACTTTAAAACTTGTCCATCTGCAATTGGAGTGGATGTAATATCAATATCATTTAAAAGATTAACACTAGAATACTCAGTAATAAGTTTTGCTCTTACATCGCCAGCACCACCAGCAGTGATGTTAATATTCACATAAGGATTATCATCACCATCAACCGTAAAGAAATAACCAGTATTAGTAGCTGCAGGTGCATTACCAAGAGCACTATACTCGTTTTTATATGTAATTGTAGATTCAATACCTACGCTTCCAGTAGCACCGTCAAAAGTAGCAGTTTGACCTCCAGCACTGATAAGAACATCTCCAGTTCCATTAGGAGCAATAGTAATATTTCCATTTGAAGAAGAAATAATACTATTTCCAGCAACATCTAATGCAGAAGTTAACGCATTATAATTACCAGCAACAAAATTAGTGCCATTATATTTCAATACCTCGCCTGTAGCTGGATTGGAGAGATCTATACTTAATGTAGCATTGTTTCCAAGGGCGGTATATATTTCATTAAAATTATCATTAATTTTATCACCGCCACTTCTCAGCGTATCACCTGTATTATCATTAGCTGTAGTACCAATATTTAAGGATTGTTTAGCCATTACTCACTACTTTTTTTAGTTATTTATAGGATCTCTGGATCTACTAGTTCTTCACCATATAGTGAAAGATCTGGTGGAGTCCAATCTGAAGGAACTGTTGTTTCAACATCGACTCCAGGATCTTGATATCCAGAACCAACATTAGTAACCGTAACTCCTGCAATACCAACAAGTGCCTTCACCTGACCTTCAAATCCAGAGATAGAATCTAATCTTACAACGGGTCTAGATGTATATCCAGATCCACCAGATGTTACACTAACCCTTTCAATATATCCACTAGTTAAGACTGCCGTTGCATTTGCATTTTGTCCAAAGACAGATCCAAGATAATCAAATGTGATCAATGAGTTTGAAGATTCAATAACAGCAACTTCACGGTCACTTACCTCACCTTCAATATCAATAAAGTCTCCTGCTTCAACTGGTGGTACAACTACATCAGCATCAACGTCTGCCTCAGAACCCACATAAGAGAATCCTACAAATGTTGATCCAAAACGAGGAACTTCAGAGAATATAATTCTAGAACCAACAAGTTCAAAACCAACACCAGGTTCCTGAAGAACACCATTAACAGAAATAATAATATTATTTTCTGGTCGAATAGTAGACGATTGAACACCATCAGTAAGTGTAAGCGAGTAGAAAATATCATCACGCTTAAGGTTGAATGATTGACGTAAAGAATCAAATTCAAATCCAATATCATCCAATTGTCTCAATTTACCAAGATAGAATCCTGTAAACGATGCACCAAGTTCAGGTGCTTCACTAAACTGAATTTTATCAGAGAATGCTGTATATGCATTTCCTGCTCCAGGAGGTTGTAAAATACCATTCACAAAGACCATCATGTGACCTTCAGGATCAGGAAGGTATTGCTGACCATTGGCAGTAGTTAAATTAAATGTGGTTTGAGTTCCATCAAATCCCTTAAAGAATCTCTTAGTCCTTGCTTTAAGAACTTTTTTACCAATAGATGCAGATCTATAATTATCTCCTCCTCGGAGACCATCTCTTGCACTAAAGGTTCCATTAACGTTAGTGAGATATAATCTCTTATTAATAGAAACATCACGAATTTCCTGAATACGAGCAGAAGCTGCACCAGCAACACTCAAATCTCCCGAAACAGTGGCTTTTCCAACTAAGGTTACATTAGTAGTTGAATAATCACCAACAGTATCACTAGATCCTATTGTTCCCTCAACAGGAACATAATAGATGTAATTATTGACTGAATCATATTCAGTTATAATACCATAATTATCATCATCCTGACCGTCATTAACGATACGATAAAGTCTATTACCAACAGTGAAAGTATTTAAAGTAGAATCTACAGTTACAGTCAATCTCACATGACCAGTAGAGGCAACTTTGTCTCCTACTTTAACATCAAAACCATTAAATTTCTTAACATCTAAGTATATTTTAGAAGAATTAGGATAAACAACAGATGTTGTTTCAAGAGATCCAAGAAGAGATGCTGTATCAACAGTTAGTTTTCCTCCAGTATTATCAAGAACTGCTGCAGAATTAATAGTATAAGAAACAGGTTCTGCAGTTTTGTTGCTTGTAAATCCTTGGAATGCAACATTTTCAACAAAGTTACCTTTAACATTAATGAGATGCATTCTACTATCAATCGCACTAATTTGTGCAAGTGTTGTATTTGCTGCACCTTGAATTACATCCGTAACTTGCCATGTTCCTGCGGTTACAGCAACATCGAGATAACTATAATTAGCATCTTCATGGAAACCATATACAACACCAGTAATTCCAGAATCACCTTGCTTCTGTACAGATTCATTCATTGTGAATGGACCATCTGTAATATTTCCATCAATTCTAAATCTCTTATAAACTTTAGCAACCTTTGCTTCATTTAAAGTAAGTTGTTGAATTTCTGCAGAAACATCAGATGTAACAGAGTAAGCATAATCAGATTGAACTATTTCACCACTAATTCCAACAGGAACAACAATATCACCATAAAATTTAGTTAATGTAGGTAATGCATTATTTCCAGTAATTGTAGTGTAATGTTCATTATCTTTCAATTGTCCAGAAATTATATCCAAACTAGATCCAATTAATGTCATCGCTGTATCTGTATTATAATATGCAGCACTAGCAGTATCATAGAATGGATAGAAACTTGCAGATGGTGAAGGACTTACCAAAGTATTGTTGAGTGCTTGTTTCATATATTCTCTCAAAAGATCCAATGCAAATGTTTTGATATTATACTCTGCATTTGTATAGAATTCAGTTCCAAGAACAGAAACATATGTTCCAAGTGCTTTTGTAGTAAGTTTAGCACCCCAAAGATATAAACCAGTTCCACCAGTACCAGTCCAATCTAATAAACCAGTATTGCTAAGAACACTAATTCTATTTTTCACAGTACTAAATCCATATCCAAAATCTACTGTCATGTATAATCTATACCATCCATCGCCAAGAGGAATAGATCCATGTGCAGAAACATTCATACCACTAGTAGCAAAGAGACTACCAACTTCACCTGTGTTTAGATTTACACTAAACTGTGCATTTTCAATTCCAGAATCTAAAAATAATGTAAATCTAATCTGTTGATTTTCTCCTTGTTTCGCAAAGAATGAAGATGTGAATGTTTGTGCTGCACTATTAGCACCAGTATCAAATGTTTCTGTACTAGAATCCCATTTAATTGTATCAACATCAAAGGTGTCGAATGATGTTAAAGTGTAAGTTCTTTCAATCTTATGCTCACCAGCACTTGCAGCAACTACAAGTTTTTCAGATGTTAGTGTAGAATCTGGACTAATTGCTGCATTACCAGTAACTGTTAGAAGAGATGTTGCCCAATTTTGATCAAACACTTCAGGATTGACCCAAAGATTAGTATTATTAACAGAACCTTGAATTAAAGAAGATACGCTATCTTTAGCATTTTCAATAGTCTTTACATTACTGTAATTGTTATACCATTCATGTGCTGCAGTAATACCACCAGTAGCAATTGTAGCAGTAGCACCAGAACCAGGTGCAGTTAAATTAGCTCCTGCTGTATATAATGTTCCAATAACACTTCCAATAACCATTTTAGATCCAGAAGTATATAAAACAATAGCAGTTGTGGAATTGTTGGTAATGGTTTCTCCAACAACAAAACTACCAGATACTGCACTAAAGTCAAGAGTATACGCTGTCTGTGTGTCAACTGTATTAGAAGTAATATAATCATATTGAATGTTGTTAACAACATCGTCAATAAATGAGTTATATAACCAAGTATTAGAACCAAATTGACTGGTAACTAAAGATGTGATTTCTGCTTTATAGTAATTCTTATTATAAAGAATATTTTTAACTACGCTACGTGCTTCAATATCTCCTGGGAATAGAGTATCTAAACCAAAGTCAATAAGATCTCTCATTCTATACCAAACTTTATCAATATCGGTAGGAGTTTCTGTATCTCTATATGCATCAATATTTGTATGTGTTGCTGCATATTGCTGACCAGATACACTAGTATTACTACTGTAAAGTAAATTCTTAATTGCTTTTTCAGATAATGTTTTTATTAATTCATGAGCAAAGAAGAATGCATATAGTTCATCACCAACAGGAGTAATTTTCTTAGTTGCATCCAAGAATTTTTCCATTTGAGTGATAACACTATTATTACCACCTGTTTGAAGATCTGAAATTGCAGCAATTATAAACTCTTCGATATAAGTTCTATAATCTGAATAGTCATAAGTTGATGCAGCGTAACTACCACTATCGATTGTGTATTGAAGTTCTGTTCCGAGTAATCCAAGAGAAGATTGCTTACCAGCAATTTCCTGAGTGATGTAATCTCTATTAAAGTAAAGTCTATTACCACCAATATCATAATCACTTCCAGTAGGAGCAATGATGTCATTAACAGTTGTGATCAGAGTATCAATTGCATCCTTAACATTAGCACAATCACCAGGAACTGTTACACAGTTAGCAATTGCTGAAACAAATGTGTGTGGAGAATCAATAGAAGTTGGTTTGCCATCAGTTACATTTACTGTAATAGTATCTGCTGTAGATGATAATATTTTAAGATCTCTCTGATATGCATAATCTACACCAGTTGAACGAGGATATGTCTTAGTCTGACCACCAGATGCAGCACCAACATTAACTGTAATTGTAGTTGCTGTAACGCCACTAATAGCAATTGCAGTATTGTATGAAGGATCTGTTGTTCTTGGATAAGTATGTGTTGTTTGATGATTATCAGCATCACAAGTAAATGCCAATACATCAGGAGCAATAGTTACCGTATTACTGGTTGTTAGTGCATGGTTTCCAATAGTCATTTCCATGTCACCAGTAGTAGGATTATAATCAACATCACTGATTACAAATCCTGAAGACTGACCAACATTAACTGTAATTCTTTCTGCTGTAACTGCACTAACTGCAATTGCTGTATTGTATACAGGGTCAGTTGCTCTTGGATATGTCTTAGTTGCTGTGTTACCATCCATTGCACATGTGAATGATAACTTATCTTGTCCAATAGTAACTCTAGTTACTGCTCTCTTAATAGCACCTGCTGCTCCACTTACAAATGTGTGTGTATCTGTATTTGTGGAAGGCGTGACATCTAATACTTGAATATCGAAGGTGTCAGTAGTAACACCAGAAATTGCGATCCACTTATTACTAATAGGATCATTAGCACGAGGATAAGCAGTTCCTGGAGAGCTAACACCAACATTAACTGTAATAGTATCAGTGCCAACAGCAGTAATAGCAATTTCAGTATTATATGAAGGATCAGTTGTTCTTGGATATGAATGAGTTGATCCATAATTATCCATATCACACTGGAAGTCTAGAGAACCTGCAGCAATTGTTACTGTATCAGAAGTTGTTAAACTATGAGCACCAATGGTTAATACCATTACACCTGTTGTTGGGGTGTAATCAGCATCAGTAACGTTAAATACGTTACCACCACCACTTACAGCACCAATTGCAGGTCCACCAGTATAATTATGATTGCCAGCACCATATGTGCAACTAAAGGTTATAGCACCATCATCAAGATAAACTAAATCACCATTGGAGAAGTTATGACCACTAACCTTCAAGGTCATAACACCTGTAGTTGGATTATATGCACTACCAGCTTCTGCAGTATGTGTAGTAGGAGCTGCTAAACTATGAGATCCAATAGTCATGTCTAACTGACCACTAAGAGGATCGTACTCAGCACCAAGAACATCAAACTGAGATCCACCTGATACTGTGATGGCATTAGTTGAAGTACCACCATTATAAGTGTGGAAGGTGTCTGCTCCAGTCACCATAAGTGCATTAGCAATACCAACATTAACTGTAATTGAAGTCGCTGTAACTGCAGTGATAGTAAGGGTTTTGCCAGATGCAGGATCAGTTGCTCTTGGATATGCATGGTTAGATGCATTACCATCCTTAGTACAAGTAAATGTTATACCGTTATTAGCAATAGTAGCTGCATTATCAGTAGTAAGAGTGTGAGTACCAATAAAGATCTCCATCTTACCTGTGGTTGGATCATAATTTGTTCCAGCCTGTGCTGTAAAGTTTAATCCACCAGCTGCGATAGCATTTTCAGCACCAGTTACAAATGTATGATCTCCAGTATTAGCATACTTAACTATTCCACCAACATAAGTATGATTTCCACTACCGTATGTGCAACTGAATGATAATGAATTAGTTGCTAATTGGATCATCCTTCCAGCAGGAACTTGATGTGTTCCAATATTCATAGTTAAATCACCAGATGCAACATCATAGGTTGCAGCAGAAACATTAAACTGTGCTCCTGGAGTATCATTAGTAATTCCCCAGTCACCAGTAATAATATTATCAGTATTATTATAATCGAGATCACCACTAACTGCTTGCTTCATGTAATGTGCAAGTCTCTCATGAGCATAAATTGACTGTGGAAGTTGTAATCTAATATGTTGAATTTCATTCTTATTGTCAACATAGAACTTAGCAGCTCTTAAAGTATTTTTATTACCACCATATTGAATATCTTTAGCAATACCTTCAACAACAAGTCCCAAATCAGTCTTACATCTTAGAGTACCATTACCACTTCCATCAGCATTTCTAGGCATATCATTTGATAGATCAGGATATCTATCAATCATATCAAATGCTGCTTTATCAACAATAACAGAGTTATTTTCAAGTAGTAAGTTCGCAGCATCACGGAACCTATCTTGTGAAGATGGATCGATGCGAGGTGTATAAAGAACATTAGTTGCACTATCGTGATATGAAATATCAAGTTCTACTTTATTCAATGCATCAATTATTCCACCTTGGAATTCTACTATAGGTTGAAGTTTGCTAATAGTTGCAAGATGATCTATAGGTGTTGCTGCAGATGCGTTAGTGATTGTATCTGTGAGGATATCTATCAAGTTACCGATAGTAGAGTATACATCAGCACAATCACCTGTAGTAAAGCTTAGAACCTTAACAGCACCAGAGGTAGCACTAGCAAATGTATGAATATATTGATCTTTAGCAGGAGAAACACCAACATTAACTGTAATAGTTCCGTCTTGATGTGTTAATCCATCAGCAACTGCAGATACAAATGTATGAGCATCAGTATTTGTGGAAGGTGTAGATCCTAAGACCTGAATATCAAATGTATTCTGAGTTAAATTAGTAATTTGTGCCCACTTATTACTGATTGGGTCAGTAGATCTTGGATATGACTTCTGTGCAGCAGGACCAGAAGCACCGCCAAATGCACAACTGAATGTAATAGAATTATCATCCATCTTAATGTGATCACCAGCTTCAAATCCATGATTAGGAATTGTAAGTGTCATCACACCTGTAGTTGGGTTGTAAGCACCATCAGTAATTGTATGTGTAGTTCCTCCTACAGCAGTAATTGGAAGAACAGCATTGGCAGCAGGATCAGTTGCTCTAGGATATGATTTCTCTGCAGTATTTCCATCCATCTGACACTTGAATTTAATACCACCAGTTTTAATACCAATGCTATCTGAAGTTGTTAGTGAATGAGATCCAATAGTAAGAACCATATCACCTGTTGCAGCATTATAAGTTGCACTAGTAGGAGTAAATGTTGGAACTGCTTTACCAACATTGACTGTAATTGTGGTAGCAGTTTCTGCAGTAATAGCAAGAGATGTTCCAGATGCAGGGTCAGAAGCACGAGGATAAGCAGTTTCTAATGTATTATCATCAGCATCACAAGTGAAGGTCACACCACCATTATCGATAATAACTGTATTGGAAGTTGTTAAACTGTGTGATCCAATCTCAAGAACCATATCACCTGTTGCAGGATCATATGTTGTTCCAGATGCAGCAGTAAAGGTTCCAGATGCTCCACCACCAGCAGTGATTGCATTAGTAACACCACTTACAAAGGCATGAACACCTGCAGGATAAGTTGAATCAGTAATTGTAGTATCAGTCTTCTGTGTCAATCCATGATCACCCTGAACTGTCCAAAGAGTATTTGTGATGATGTACTCAAGCATATCATCAACTTTCTCATAAGCAAATAAAGTTTCTTTAACTGCTGGTTCAATTTGTGCAATTTGTACTGGAGTTAAAGTTCTATCAACATAGTAAGATGCAGCATCCCAAATATGACTGTTAGATCCATTACGAAGATCTTGAACGATTGCATTCAATGAGTCACGAATATCATCTTCACAATTAACACCTGCGTCAGCAATAACACCACCAGTTACAGCAGAAACAAATTTATGAGTATAGTTACCACCAGTAACAACTGCATTATCAGCAGCAGATACGAAGTTATGTGTAGAAGTATCTGATGATGTTCCTACGTTAATTGTAACTGTTCCAGTTTGTTTGATTATTGCACCAGCAGTTGCAGATACAAATGCATGTGTAGATGCATTAATAGATTTTCCAATATCGAGTGTAAATGTATCAGAATCAACGATAGTTACTTCAACCCACTTACCACTAATAGGATCAGTTTGTCTAGGATAAGACTTACCAGCAGTTGCAACACCAACATTAATTGAAATAGTATCAGTAGTTACAGCAGTTATTGCTTGAGCAAGATTGTATATTGGGTCTGTTGCTCTAGGATATGAATGAGTAGAACCATGTTGATCCTTATCACAAGTAAAGTCAAGAGAATTAGCAGCAATTTTAATTGTATTAGATGTTGTTAATCCATGACCAACACTAGTTAATACCAATACACCAGTTCCAGGATCATAAGTTGCACCCGTTACATCTTTATTACCAGCACCAGTTACAGAAATTGCACCAGCAGCAGTTCCACCAACATAAGTGTGAACACCTGCACCACCAAAAGCACAAGAGAATGTAAGTGAATTATCAGCAATTTGAACTCTATTACCACTTGCTAGGTTATGAGCACTAGCAGTATTAATTGTTAAAATACCAGTTGCATGATCATAAGACGCAGTGCTGACATCCTGAGTTGTTGTTCCAACTGCAGTTACATCAAGAGATGTATTGTATGCAGCATCAGCAACTCCAGTGTTGTTAGATGCCCCACCAGCAGTTCCATCAGCACCACTTGCTCTTGGGTATGTTTTCTGAGTTGTGTTACCATCACTATTATAATCACAAGTAAATGTAAATGAATTTGG